TTAACAATTCTTTCATCAATTTATCCCATCCAGCTTTATTCTTTATGGTATTTTTATTTAAAACACCTTCAGTAAGATTTCTGTTTGCTTGGTTTCTTGTTTTAAGTGTGTCCATCGAGATTTTACCTTCACTAAGATTTATTATTTCCTTTCTTATTTCTTTAAATGTTTTCATTAATCTGTCTCCTTATCCGCTTCGTAATTTTTATCTACATAATCAAAGAATTCTTTCTTCTTATCACCCTTTAATTCTGCCGGTGAATTAACACCAAACTTTTTAAGAGCACTATTAAAGAATTTCTGATACCGTTCTTTATCTTCTTGCACCTTAGTTTTAGTTTCATTAATTTCATGAGCTGCAACCAGAATTGCTTCACTAACTTCTTCATTAGCAAGTTGAAGGGCTGCAGCTACTTCTTTATCTTTAGACAAACCCTTCTTCATTTTTTCAATTTCCTTAACAGCACCAGTCATATTACCACTCATCTTTAATGCTGTGTCAGTAGCTTTTTTCAATAGAGCTTTTGAAAACTTAGACTTAGCTTCTTCAACTGACTCTTCTTTTACTTGCGACCAGTCAATAGCATTTTCGATATTTTGTAGAGCCTTTTTAAACTTAGAAACACCGATTTTGTTACTGGCTTCTTTTTCTAATGCTCTAGTTAATTGAACAGTAGACTTGTGCCAAGCGTCATATGCTTTGTCGAACTTCTTGCCTTCATTAGCCATACCCGCTTCGTCAAGCTTATCTTCTTCTTTTACAACTCCTAATACTTCTTTAACTACTGTACCATCTTCTTTTTCGCCAGACTTCTTGATTTTATGTTTAGCTTTAAAATCTTTTTCGCCTTTAGCTTCAGGTTCTGCAACTTCTTTCATTAAGTCGTCGTGGTTATCAATAGCATATTTTTCTGCTTCTTCGTTAGACTCAAATTCTTTTACTTTCTTTCCTGCAGAATTATACACACAAAACGCTCCACTTTCTTTATCTTTGGAAACGTGTTTTTTTGGATCCATTTTTTGAACCTTAGACTTTCCCTCTAGTACATCACTGACGGCCGTAGCAATGCTTAGAGTTTCTTTATCACTGATTTTCATTTCAATTCTCCTATTTTATGAAAAGCAGTCCCGTAATAGCTGTAGCGGCTGCTGCAATAACTATCCAGAACAATTTATTAATTACCGATACCGTAGCGCCATTAGCCCTTACGGCGCCTTCCAACTTGTCTACTCTATTTATAAGTGTTAGAACTTGAGCACCCTGTTGTTTAGATATTTCGGTCAATGTTATGATTTTTTCCTCAGCCCGTGCAAGAGCTATAATAGCTTCGGACATTTGATCTATTTTGGTTTCAATCCTACTTAAGCGGATCGCTTGCTCGGCTCTTTGTTCAGCTGCTGTTTCCATGTTTATAAACTCTCCATTTTAGTGGGGCGACCCCTTTAATTAATCTGTGGTATTCATTTTCTTTTATATCAAATACCATGCCAACTTTCAATAACCAAGGGAAGCATTTATGCACTTGAAATTGCCATCCTTCACCTGCTAATATTTCTACTTCTCTATCTTCTGGATCTCTATGCCAGACATATTCTGCATCATCATGTGATGGATCAAATTCTCGAATTTCTCCATCTTCCCAATACGGTTTATCAAAAGTAATTTCCATCATCTTTTAATCCTTAATAGTTCTTACTATTTTACTTATTACCATTTTAAGAGCAGTAATATATGCCCAACCATATCCATAAAAAATATGGAAAGTATGATTCTTTTCAATGGCAGATTTTGGTCCAAATTTCTTAGTCCAGTTATCTACCCATTCGCCTTTATATCTTAATACAGCGTGTGATACTTTCCACTTACTAGGACCTACTAAACATATACCAGCCTGATGGGTTAGTAATAACCACCACATTTTTAAATGACTTTCTCCAGAAAGTCTCCAAAGAATAGATAGTGCGTAATCTTCACAATCACCTACTAGTTTACCTTTTTCATCTTCGGAATAAATAATTTTCCAGGCATCATTCATGCCATACTGTTCTTTATCATATCTGTATTTCCATTTAGAATTAAATGAACGTACTATTTTATTTCTTTCTTTATTATCCATTTTTCTGTTGTCCCTTTATCCAATTAATTGCAATGGAATTCTCTGGTGGTTTCGCTGCCCAGGTTTTTATATATTTATATGCTTCCAATGTTGATTTTTCAATATCAGACCCTTCGGAATTATCTACAACAATCATTCTATTTCTAAACAATGCTTGGAATTTACCAATATTCTTTTGCACCTCTTTCCACATAGTTCTTACCATATCATCTGGTAAAGAGCGCGACCTGTTATTATTTCTGCTCATAGCTGTTTCTAAATCTGTATTAACAAAAATCATATGCACTGCATAACCAAGATCTCTACACATCTCAACTTGTTTCTTAATAATTGCGTAATCTTTACCAGTACCATCAACAACAACTCCGTTTCTACCAGTTAAAGCCATAGTCATAATTTTACCTGTTATTACCTTTGCACTAGCTCTTACGGCTTGACCCTGAGCAGATGCAATATCATCTGGGTTTGTAGTAAGACCGGCTTTTTTTAATCCCTTTTCAAAAGCAGTATCAGAGTTAATTAACCTAAAACCCAATGCTTTTAGAGCAGTTTTACCAACTACAAATGACTTACCAGAACCTGGGCCACCTGCAAGAAATACTGCTTTAAAAATAGAAGGATCATTAACACCTTCCATTAGTTCAATATGTTCTTTAAATGTTTTCATTTTTTCAAATCGTACCTAAAAGTTTTCATCTTATACACCACTTATTTCTCCACGAGCGGCGGAGTCCACCTTATCTTGACTCTTTGCCCACTTCTGAGCCTGGGTTTTGTTTTTAAATCCATTAGAAACTGGCATCCATTTGTTGTTCCCAACATGACCCATTACATACCATTTCTTGTCGTTGGGGTTCATGGAAACAATATACTTGGAATTTGCTTCTTCTAGATACTGTGAAAATGTTTTCATTTTTTCAAATCGTACCTAAAAGTTTTATTTTTATCTTGGCCCCTTTTAGTAATTCCATAACCAGCTAGTTTTGCAAGTACCTGTAGCTTCGGCCAATTCTTTTCATCATTTTTGTTACGGTGATCTTTCTGAATATCCCTTCTAATTGTCTTAAATAGTGTATCAACTATATCAATATCATACATTACTAACGGCGATTCATCAATACCTTGTTGTTCTTTAAATGATTTCATAAAGGCGTACCTGGCTTATCTGCACCGGTTTCATCAATAGAGAAATCTTCAAAGGTCAATAGAGATTCACCAAGCATTTGGTTATATTTCTTTGTATGTTTGGATGGTTTAGTCTTGGCAGTAGCATCGCCGAGTTCATCAGTTCCTTCTTCACCAGCACCGCATTTCTCTACTAAATCAACCTGATCTAACCAAACTCGTTTCTTCCATTGTCCGAATTCAACCAATAGATAATTACTACCACATACCGTAATAGTACCAACATCATTAGTTGACTTTAATACAACTGTATCACCTTCTGTAAATAAATTACCCCCTACATACTCTTCGCGCGTTTTTGATACTTTGGGAAGTTCTACGTGTTCTCTGAATTTAGGAGATTCTTTAATACCCATTGCCTTTCTAACAGCATTAAATAAATCTTTAGGGTTGTATCCGCTCGGAACCCCTTTAGCAAATGTTTGTAATGAACCATCTGCTGCCGCTGCACGCATTTTAGATGCGGACATACCTGTTACACCTTCTGCGTCTGGATCTCGTTCACCTGCCGAGACAACCTTGACGCCGTCTTTAAAGTCATAAAATCCGTGCCTACCTTTAACACCATTATACTTATTAAGTAATATTTTAAATTCTTTTACTCGATCTGAGCCAGCGACCATAGTAACTGATGTGTATCCTTGATCGTATAGTTTAACAGCAATGTCCATAACATGTCTGACATTACCGTCTGCCATAATACTACGTGCATGCTTAGGGAACATCTTACGCAGGAATTTAACTTTTTGTTTAAAGTTAAGAGGATTCTTCTTTGGGTCTTGGGATTTGGAACCGTATATTCTGTACGAACCATCTGATACTTCCTTAAGCTTATCAAATAGTTTTTCGTGGCCTGTTGTAGGAGGATTAAACCGACCGAAAGCAAATGTTATTTCACCCTTTTCTTCCTTTAAATATGTACTAAAGCTTTTAATTTCCATAATATTATTGGTCAGGTGTCTTTCTATTTTTAAGTCTATCCTTTTCTGCCTGCTTTATCTGGGGTAATATCTTCTTAGCAATCTTTTTTATAGCACCAGTTTTTTTCTTTACTTTCTTTTCAAGCTCAGCTTTAGCTGCAAAGGATAACTCTGCTTTACCTTTATTCTTTAAGATTTTTTTAATTATGAGATTACGAGCCTGAACAATTGCACGCTGCTTCAGTTTTTCGGGTGAAGCTAATTTCTTAGCCGCTTTCTTTCTGGCTATCATAATTTTAGCTTTGTTTTTTCTAAAGGCCGCTTTTCTTTTCTGCCTTTGAGATATAGTTAACGCTTCAAATGCGTCAGAATATTCTTTAAATGTTTTCATCTTATCCTCGGTCCCATTTAGCCTGGATTTTCCCAGCCTTTAATTATATCTGTGCTGAAATTATTAGTAGAAAATTCTAATCTATCTACTAATTTAACAGCGCCGCCTTCCATACGATCTATAGCAACAAAACCTTCTGGGTTGGTTACTTTAAATCCGGATTTAGTTTTAACAAACGTCCCAATATCATTAAGACTATTTAGTTTATTTATAATAATTAATTTTGCATCCACCACAAAATTCTGTAAATCGAATACATTTTGAAGGTTTTTTAAGTTAGATGTACTAAAAAAATTTAAAAGTTCATCTCTTTTTGCATCAACTCCAGCTTTACCCTTATCTGATTTTAATTTTGACTTTTGTTTTGCATATCTTTCTTTAACCCATTTAATTAGTCCAGCTACATGTTTTCTAGTATCAGTTATTCTTTCGCCTTTTCGTACTTTTGTATTATTATATGTGTTAATTACTAAATTCAATTCTTTATTGCTTTCTATATCTTTTAAAGTTTTATTTGCTATTTTTTTAAACATTTTACCAGCACTAGATAAATGGCCTGTTACTAAAGCCGTTTCATCTGCAGTCATAGTGGCTGAACCAGATATATCAGGAAGTGTAGCATCTTGCATCCATACGTCTTTTGATGGCTTTAATTTTGAAGTAATCTTACCACCAAAACTAGCTCGCATACTTTCAAAACTTGCACCACTATATGATGTATGCCATACAATACCAATCTTAGCTCTTGAGATTATTTTCTCAATTGCAGATCCTTTAGGGACTGCATACATAATAGTATTTGGATGAAAAGTAACTTGCGCCTTTCCATCTATTTTTTCACTACCTAAATCTGCTGAATCAAACATAAAATCGCCTTGAATAACACCAGTAATACCCAAATCTTTGAGATTATCATATGCTAATTTAAGTTTTTTAGATAAGTCGCCGGTAGTATCAGCATCTATATCTTCATGAGACTTATATACCTTAGGATTGGCATTAAATATACCTTTTTTTGCTACAAAGAATTGTTCATCCCTTGGATCTATTCCTGCAAAAACGGCGGGGGCTCCGTCCCATTTAACGGTAACATCAACTGCAGCATCAGCGTTACCAGAAAGCATATCCCTTAGCGATCTTAGCGCTAGGATAGCCTGGCGAGCCCCCTGAACTCCTCCATCAAGAATCAAATCCTCAATATGAGTCATATGAGTATTCTTTCCTGCGGCTTCTGATAAGTAGCCTTTTAATGATTTCATTCTTTTATGTGTTCTAAATGTAGATTCTTTGCGCCAGCCATTATACTATTGGGTACTTCCCACCCCCTTTAAGTTTAGATATTGACATATCTAATCCAAAGAAATTCAATACTGCATCCAGCAATCTTCTACCTTGTTTCTTAATCCACTTAAATGCAGCGTTCAGTCTTTTCTGAATTGCAGCCAGTATTCTTTTTGCACCATCAGCAAGAGACTTTGCAACTCCTTTAGTTTTATTCCAAAGTTTATTTAATATCTGGAACTCATTAAGTTGTTCTACTTTACTTTCATGTAACACTGCCATTCCAATCCTTTCTTTTCCACACTCTTCTTGAATGATATCTGCAAAGGTTGGTTGATAA